TACCAACATCAATATAAAATATTCTTCTTTCTGGAGCTCTGGATAATCTATAAATGACAAGACTATCTTCAATCATCCTGAGTTGATTTAGTGCCTTAATTGCTTTTTGTAGGTAAGAAAGGACTGTGTGTTTATTACGATCTACTAGACCTGATGTGCAATATGCGATTGCGTCTTTGGCAAACTTAACTGCATCTTTCTGTTGTCCTGTAACAGCAACAGAACCATATTGGTTTTTCTGATATGAGTTAGGAGTGTATATAAAATACTCATTTAAGCCAGGAAATTCTGCATCAAGTGGATTTCCATCTAAGCCTGGTCTATCATTATTTGTATATTGTATTGCATTTGCACCACCTTTTTTCTTTTGCTCTCTTACATACTTGATTTTAAGTGCATCAATATATCTAAGTTCTTTAATTCCTTCTTCTGGTCTTTCTAAATCTATAACTTTATGATAATAAATTCTTCCATCTACATACCAATTACGAAATATCTCATGAGATTTCTTATCGAAATCCATCATTTCTTTAATGTACTGAAACTCTTCACGAATAATTTGTTTTACTTTATCTCCAGCCTCTAAATTTTCTAGATCAATTTGAATTGGTGAATCATTTTGGTCTGCAACTATCGCTTCACACAATATATCTTCTATCGCAGAATCAACTTCTGGATGAAGTGCCATCTCACGATATCTACGAATTAAATCATATTCTGTTTTAAATACGCCCTCTACATCTAAATATTGACCATAGAATCCAGACGCCAAATAGTAGTCTGCACCATCCTCATTATTTTTGGGGACTGGTGAAACTACTGTTTCTGACGGTTTCTTATATGAATCATCAATCGAGAAACCAAATAATTGTGCCATTGTATAACTTTTATACCTATAGTGGTATTTATATTATAACTCAAACTTTGATATTTATCAACTAGAAGCTACCTGTTGGGCCAGCTACTTCATAGAATAGGTAGTTGAATGTAACTTGAAACTCTTCAATCTGATCTGTCGCACCAAAATCAAGAGGAATAGAACTTACTGTATTAGGATAAATTCCTTGGAAGTTATATATTCTTAAAGTTTTTTCTGGATCGCCAGGTGCAGATCCTTCTCTACTTAGTTGTTTTACTTGAGCTGATCTCTGATAAACTTCTGGGTTTATTGTACCTTGAGCTGTTTGTAAATCATTAATTGAATTACTCCACTTCTCCATTGCATCTCTGATTATAAAATCAGTATCATTGATAATAGTTACTGTCCAAGGATCAAAGGTACGATCTCCAGCAACAGGGAGAACACGTCCTCTATATGGAACAGGAATATTACCTAAGTTTGATGCTGGTATTTCAGCAGCCTTAACAAGGAATGGAACTTTATCAGATATATCTGTTAAATTTATTCCTAATTCCTCTGGAAAAGCAATCTCAACTTCAAATAAATTAGCTCTTGCACCACCACCAGACAATCTGGATCGAAACTCTGTTATGTTTCTTTGGTTAAATGTTGCCATTTTTCTTTTTTAACTCCTTTTGTTATTTAGATGGACTTAATTAAACTCGACCAGCGACTTCAGAGAAGCTAACCCCTGTTCTTGTCGCAACGAATGTAAGACCGATGAAGTTAATAGAACGAGCTGGTTTGATAAAGATATCACATTTAAACTCATTCGCATCAATCACATCAGGTGTGTTGTTTGTTTCATCACAAATAACTAAGAAGTCAGTAATACCTCTCTTTGCTTGAACCCCACGAAGGAATGGTTCAACGATATTACGGAAGTTTGCTCTTGTGATCTCGTCATTGAACTCAAAGAGTTGAGTTCTTGCAGCAACTTCAATTCTTGCCTCTAAGTTCAAGAATAAACGACGAACGTTAATTCTATCGAAAGCAGATGCAATTGCAAGTCCTGTCTTATCACCAAATAGGAGGAATCCACCGCCAGGTGAGAATATCACTGGGTTGATTCTCTTCACATATAAAGTATCTCTCTGAACTTTATTAGGATTATATGCAAGTTTTACTGTGTTAAGTATATTTCCTCTTTGAGGCCCAGCAGGTGAGAACCAAGGGAACTGTTCCTCAGATGTTCTTGCCATCAATCCAGCGATATCACCATTTAATGGCATAAACTGGAACTTATTATTAAATCTATCGAATTGATACTTGTAACCAGAATCAAAGACTGCGAAAGATGATGATGTAATTGGATCATAGAACTGAACAACGTTAGTTGTTTGTGTCTTCGCACTATTAACGTTAACAACTGTTTCTCTATTTGGAGAAATAACTGCTAAACAATCCTTTCTCTGTTCTGCAATCGCAATCAATTTGTTTGCTTTTGCTTGTGATTCTGCTTGACTACCTGTAATGCCAGGGCCTTGAAGTAAGAAGTTAATTGCATACTCTGCTTCATTTTCAAATACTTCATAACCACCGATTATGTTTCCAAGAGCTGTTCCGTAACCACCCTCTGTACTTACCCCAGAGTAATCTTTACCGCCTTGTAATTCATAGAGTTTATTACCTACGAAGTTAAAGTCTACGTCCTGTGCATCCTGACTCCAAGTATTTTGAGCTGTTGATGCTGGAGTAAATGCGGTTATGATACCAGATGCGATTGTTCCGTTTCCAGTTGCGATTCCAATAAAGATATTATCAGATTGTTCTGAAACTTTGTCTTTATAGTAAATTGCATCACCGAAGGAGTTCTTAGCATCATCTGCCTTTGATAAGAATGCAAACTTTTCAAGAATAGCACCTTGAGTTCCAGTAATTTTTCCAGAGTCATCAATGACTACAATATGAAGTTCATCATTAGAACCATTTCTTGCTGCGGAATATCCACTAGTGCCTGGTTTTTCAGCAATCTCAGACCACTTTAATGAACCATTCTTTAACTGAATGTACTGATTATCATACCAGTCATCAACTTGGAAGATTGTCGCACAAGTTGAAATACCAGCGTCAGGGTTTGCAATAGTTGAAGAACTACTTGAAAATAGAACGCCAGGGCCAGGTAATGTATTACTTGTCTTTGTTCCTGTTGTGAATGCGAAGATTCCGTCTTCTGTATAATTTACTGGGAATATTGTTCCAGCAGCAGATACACGATTTACAACTTTAACATCAACTGTACTTGCACCAATACCAGTAACAATACCTTGAATGTATCCATCTGCGGTTGATGTTGTGCCTGGGCCAACGATTGTTCCACTGATAGGTTGTGTAACACCCATACCAACACTAACGTTTGTTACTACATGAGGAGTAACGTGAAGTTGTTGGTCTGCAGCACCATCAATGTATGCAACCTTCATTCCATTTGCATAACTGCCTGGGTTTCTTGCAGCTAATCTATATGTAACAGCGTCTTCGTAATTATTTTGATAATCTTCAAAAGATTTAATTTTAAGACTTGAAGTTGATCCAATACCTGTTGGATGTGTTGAAGGCATACCTCCAACGTTTGCGTTATTTAAATTTGCACCGTCTGCTCTAACGACTCTTAATATACCACCATACTGTAGATAGTTTGAAGCAGTGTACCAGTATTCGTACTGTCTATCATTAAGTGATGGTTTTCCAAATAGATCGATCATATCTTGCTCATTCTCAATAAGCAAAGGTTCTAGTACAGGGCCTCTTTCAAAGGGGCCTACTATTGCACCTGTCTGATCACTAATGGAGTCAATTCTACCAACCGTAAGGTCAACTTCCCTAACCTTAACGCCTGGAGATACTAAACCTATGCCAGCCATGTTTTTCTCCGAAGTTCCACATTGTTTTACTAAATTTATTTATAAATTGCTACCCCTCCAAGTGGGGAAACATGACGTGAACTCTACCAATCAGGATAAATGTCTATTAAATCTTTCTTTTTTCTATTCTGAGAAACTCTTTTAATTGAACATCTTTTACACTCATAAGCATAAGCAGATGGTACATTTCCTCTATCTTTTCTTGTTTTATAAAAATCATTTATCAATTCTTTTGTCTCACCACAAACTTTGCATTTCCTTTGTTTAAAAAGTAAATGTTCTAATTCAAACTGGTCTTCTATATTCACTCTTCTATTTCAAAGAACCATTTAATAGACTTAATGTAATCAAATGTACAACCTATATCTTTATCGCAGTTGACATCATACTTTCTGTCACATAAAAACTTTCTTAGTTCATAAACAGAATCAAATCTTCCTTTATGTCTTTCTTGTTCATCGTATAAATGATATTTCATATGCCGTTCCAAAAAG